AAATATACAGTCCATTAATAAATATACCCAAGAGCTAGCTAAAGAGTTTGGTACAGTAATCTTGGACGAAGCACATCATTGCCCAGCGACAACTTTTGCTAGTACAGTTGATGCTTTTTATGCAAAATACAGAATTGCATTAAGTGGCACAATGATTAGAAAAGATAAAAAACACATAGTGTTTAGAGATTATTTTGGTGATAAAATACTAATTCCACCAGAAGCTAATACATTGACTCCTACTATAAAGTTAGTAAAGAGTCCGTTTATTTTAAAGCCAGGAGCAACTTGGGTAGAAAAGATAAATGATTTATGTGGTAATCAAACTTATCAAAGATTCATAGCCGAAATAGCCCAACTAGAGATACTTGCTGGGCATCAGGTACTTATTATTGCGGATAGAGTAGATTTCTTAAAACAGGTAAAAGAATATGTCGGAGAAACGTGTTTGTTGGTTACTGGCACCGAAGGTGACCGCGACCTTGCAAAACAACAAATCCTCAGTGGAGAAAAAAGGGCCATCGCAGGCTCAAGGCAAATCTTCTCAGAGGGCATATCTATTAACTCCCTTAGTTGCGTCATCTTAGCAGTTCCAATATCCAACGATAGTTTATTAGAACAAATAGTTGGACGTATACAAAGGCTATTTCCAGGCAAGAAAGATCCGGTAGTTATAGACATTAATTTTTCAGGATATGCCGATAAAAAACAAAATAATGATCGGCTAGGCCTTTATATGCGTAAAGGCTGGGAAGTAGTGAGCATATGAAAAAATTAACTTGCAGTATGCTTGTTAATGTGTTATAATATAGTCTAAGTTGTTAAAAAATGACTTTCTTCTTTAACCTTGAGACTCTTGAACGAGAAACAAAATGTGACCCAGAATATTTGGTCGAAGCATTAAGGTTGTTTTACGTTAGAAAATATATACCAAAGAATATACAAGTTAAATTTAAACCAATTAATAATCTAGTTGGCAATAGTTTTCTAACTAATCCATCCTCTTTCTTCACAGATACTACTACTGATATTTTATTTAAGGCACAATACATTAGGTTAGCTGGTAGACGAGATTACGGTGCTTATAAGCACTATAATATTAAATACTTAGATCTTAGCTTCTTTGCTGATCTAGACATATCAAAAATCAAAAATAATCCACTGCTAACTATTACAGAAAACAAAATACACTTCAAATACGAGGAAATTTAAAAAATGGCATTAAGCTTCAAAAACACAAAAGGCAAAGCACAATCTAATAAGGTAGAAGCCTACGAATACAAAGACGGAGAAAACGTCGTTCGACTAATTGGCGGAGTACTACCTCGCTACGTATACTGGCTAAAAGGTTCTAATAACAAAGACATTCCGGTTGAGTGTCTAGCATTTAATCGCGAAAAAGAAAAATTCGATAACTTGGAAAAAGACCACGTTACTGAGTTCTTTCCAGAAGCAAAATGCTCTTGGAGTTATACAGTAAACTGTATTGACCCTAAGGACGGTAAAGTAAAAGCTCTAAATCTAAAGAAGAAACTGTTTGAACAAATTCTCACGGCTGCTGAAGATTTGGGTGATCCTACCGATCCCTAGAAAAGATTACTTCTAATACTGATGGTGACGGCGAATCTGAAGGTACAGACGCTGAACAAGAAGCAGTGAAAGAACTAGGTTAAACAACATAGCCCGCAAATCGTAAAGCTTTGCGGGCTTTTTTGTCTCAAGCAAGATGAAAATATTATTTACCGCAGATATTCATATTAAATTAGGACAAAAGAATGTTCCTATAGACTGGGCCCGTAATCGTTTTCAGATGTTTATTGAGCAGTTTGCAGAAATGCAAAATCAAGCAGATATAGTTATAATTGGTGGTGATGTATTTGATAGATTACCTACAATGGATGAAGTAGAGCTGTATTTTGACTTTGTTGAAAGTTTTAAAAAACCAACAGTTATATATCCAGGCAATCACGAAATGGTTAAAAAAGATACTACTTTTTTAACTTATCTCAAAAAAGCTACACATAGACTAAATCCTCTAGCTAGAGTTATAGATGACTTTGATAGTACTCTATTAGCTGGAGATATTGATATTATACCGTACAATAAGCTAAAAGAGTATCATCCTGCTGATATAGATATGCAGGGTCGTATTTTATGTACCCATGTCCGTGGAGAAATTCCTCCACACGTTAAACCAGAAGTTCCGCTTGAGCTGTTTGATAGGTGGGACGTAGTACTAGCAGGTGACTTACACAGCTATGAAAACTGTCAGCGAAACATACTCTATCCTGGTAGCCCGTATACTACTAGTTTTCATAGGCATCATGTTAATACTGGAGCCATTTTACTGGACGTTGATACGCTCGAACACGTGTGGCTAGAATTTAAGCTGCCGCAACTTATTCGTAAAACTGTAGGTGTAAACGACCCTAAACCGCCAACTGACTTTGATCACACAATCTATCAAGTCGAAGGCGATATGCAAGAACTTGGCGAACTAGAAGATAGTGAACTTATTGATCGCAAAGTCATAACGCGAGAAACAGATAGTGCTCTAATACTTGACCCAGATATGAGTCTAGATCAAGAAGTAAAAGAGTACTTAACCTATATTCTAGAACTACCTGAACAAACGGTAGAAGCAGTATTAAAGGAAATGCAAAACTATGCCGAAAAATTTGAGTAATTTAACAGCAGAAGTATGGTCACAAACAAACTGCCCAGCGTGCAGCGAAGCCAAGCGACTGCTAGAAGCACGATCAGTTAGATATACTGAGTGCATGATTGGTATTAACGGGTATACCAAAAAAGATTTAATTAGTAAAGTTCCGGATGCTAGAAGCGTTCCACAAATTTTTATTAACGGCAAATACGTTGGCGGATTACGAGAGCTAAAGCAAGAACTAGCATTTTATGATAACAATTAAAAAACTTAGTTGGAGCAATGCATTTAGTTACGGCAAAGATAATTCTATTGACTTTGTAGCTGCTCCACTTACACAGCTTGTTGGACGAAACGGACACGGTAAAAGTTCAATAGCACTTATACTTGAAGAAGTATTGTTTAATAAGAATTCTAAGTCTATTAAAAAGGCAGATATTTTAAACAGATACGTAAAAGACAAGAATTATAGTATTGAAGTTGAGTTTGAACGAGATGGTACAGAGTATCGAATTCAAACTAACAGAGGTACCTCGCAAACAGTTAGGTTGTTTAAAGACGGACAAGATGTAAGCTCACATACAGCAACAGCAACCTACAAGATGATCGAAGAAATTTTAGGATTCGATCATAAAACTTTTGCACAAATTGTCTATCAAAGCAATGCATCCAGCTTAGAGTTCTTAACAGCTGCAGATACTGCAAGAAAGAAATTCTTAATAGAAATTCTTAATCTTACAAAGTACACTAAAGCACAAGAAATTTTTAAAGAAGCGGCACAAGACCTTACCAAAGATATAAGTGCTGCTCAGGCAAAGGTAACTACAGTATCTAGTTGGTTAGATAGATACAAAGATGCTGACTTATCTCCCATGGAATTAATCCCTAGTGTAGAGATAGATCAGAGCAAACTATCGCAAATAGTCTCTTTAGAATCTAGTATTAAATCTATTGATACTACTAATAAAAAGATTTCTCAAAACAATACATACAAGCAGCTACAGTCTGGCCTAAAACTACTTCCAGTACCAGAAAAGCCAACAGACGACCTATCTGAGGATAAGGCTAGAAGTGTATTGTTAAATAACGAGACTGTTGAACTACAGAAAACTGTAAAAGACAGCAAAGCATTTGTTCAAAAAATAGCAAAACTACAAGGCACCTGCCCTACTTGTTTACAGCACATAGATACAGATAAAATTGCTGAACTTGTGCAAGAACAGGACGCAGTACAAGTCACAGCATTAGATAAACTAGCTACAATAGTTAAAGAAATAGACGCTATAACAGTTAGGGTTAATGAGTACGTTTCAAAGAAAGCGGCATGGGAAAAAGCAAGTAAGTCACAGGAAGAGTGGGAAAAGTATCATCAGCTAATAGATACCGCATTACCAGCAGAGCTTTTAATAAAAGACGAACTGCAGGCTCAGCTTGATGAACTAACCAGTGCCATAGCTGAAGCCAAGAAAAAAGCTGCAGAAGTAGAAAAGCGAAATAACGCTGCTAGTGCTCACAATGCTAAAGTTGACACTATAGCAAAGCAAATGGTAGAAATGAACGAGGAACTGGAAACTTACAGTGAAAATCTTCATAAACTATCTGAGCGCATGAGTATTTTAAATGTTTTGACAAAAACATTTAGTACAACAGGACTGGTTGCTTATAAAATCGAGTGTTTAGTAAAAGACTTAGAAGAAATTACCAATAAGTACTTAGTAGACTTATCTGATGGTAGATTCCAAATAAGTTTCAAGGTATCTGCTAGCGACAAGCTAAATGTTATTATTACAGATAATGGCAGAGATATTGAAATGCTAGCACTTAGTGGCGGTGAAAAAGCCAGGGTTAACGTAGCCACCCTACTAGGCATTAGAAAACTAATGCAAACTTTGTCTAGATCTCGCATTAACCTATTGATCTTAGACGAAACAGTAGAAGCACTGGATTTAGACGGCAAAGAACGTTTAGTAGAAGTGCTTTTAAGAGAAGAACACTTAAATACTTTTTTAGTTTCTCACGGATTTACTCATCCACTACTAGAAAAAGTTAGTGTTGTTAAAAACAATAATATATCTAAGATAGAGGTATAAATGGTAAAAATCGAAAAACTTACGCCAGGAACTATAGTATACGTTCAACGTGATGGCGCTAAACGCAGAGTATTCCTTAATCAATTAATTACTAGAGATGAATTGGCTTCTATGGAGGTTGAATCAGGTACAGTAACTTATAGTATTGATGAAGAAGTTATTGAAGAAAAATCTGCCGAACAAGTACCTGTTCAACAAACTTTAGACTTAGAAACTAAGGTTGCCACTACTGATGAAGTAGAAACTGTAAAAGTTGAACCAGTAACTCCAGCACCAGTAATAGTTAAACCAGCAACTAGAACAGTTACAAAGACAAAGTAATGGTAGATTCTAGAGCAAAAGGCGCTAGAACTGAAACTGTTGTTAGAGATTTTTTAAGAAAACAGACCGGACTAGGTTGGGAAAGAGTTCCTGGTAGTGGAGCTCTTGACCCAAAACATCAGTTAAAAGCTGATCTGTATGTGCCTGGTCGTACTAACTTATATGCTGTTGAAGTAAAAGGTTATGCAGAAGATCACATCAATAGTTCGCTACTTACTGGAAAAAATCCACAGCTACTAGAGTTCTGGAAACAGAGTATAAGACAAGCGCATCAAGTAAATAAAAAACCATTGCTAATTTTTAAGTTTGATAGAAGTAAAATATTTGTAGCATTTGAAGATATGCCAACAAATACAAGTTACAGATGTCTACTAGTTAACATAGAAGGGTTTGAGTTCTTTGTAGCTCTTTTAGAAGATTGGCTAAAACACGAACAACCACAATTTGTAACTTGAAATTAACAGCTTAATCTGGTATAATAACACTTTAATCAAACAATATTCAATAAAATGAGCAAAACATTCACACAAGTAAGCGAAGCAGAAAATACATTGATGGTTGTAGATGCGTTAAACTTAGCATTTCGCTACAAGCATAGTGGTGCTACTGACTTCTATGAAGATTACCTGCGTACAGTAGACAGTCTACGAAAAAGCTATAAGGCTAGTAAAGTTATCATAGCTTGTGACCAAGGTAGCAGTAGTTTTCGGAAAGCCGTTTACCCAGAATATAAACAAAATAGAAAAGACAAGTTTGCAGAACAGACCGAAGCTGAAAAGGCTGCTTTTGAACTGTTCTTTGAGGACTTTACAAAAACCTTAGACTATATCCGTGAAAATACTACCTATCCGGTAATCAGGTTTCAAGGTGTAGAAGCAGACGATATAGCGGCATATATTGTTAATAAAAAAGCAGAACTAGGCTTTGACAATATTTGGCTAGTAAGTAGTGATAAAGATTGGGATTTGCTAGTTCAGCCAGGAGTTAGTCGTTTTAGCTATGTTACACGTAAAGAAGTTACTTTCGAAAACTGGTCAACTCATTACGAATTTAGTCCAGAAGAATACATTAGCATTAAATGTCTCACTGGTGATTCTGGCGATAATGTGCTTGGTGTCCCAGGTATTGGCCCCAAACGAGCCCAATCATTGGTTAACGAGTATGGTACTACTTGGGATATTATTGCATCAATTCCGCTAAGTGGTAGATACAAATATATTGAAGCACTTAATAACTGCAAAGACCAATTAATTCTTAATTATCAACTAATGGATTTGATTACTCACTGCGGTGAAGCCATTGGTACAGAAAACTGTAAACAAATAGACGAAATTTTGGAAATATACTTAAAATGATAAACTACGGAAATAAACCTAGCGTTACCGCTACTGAAATGTTTAATATCAATCGACACTATGATGTTAGTCGTGATCGTGAAGTAAGACAAATTGTACAGTGCTTAGCCGAAGATAAAGCTTTTTTGCCCAAACGTGCTAATCCCACTGATGCTGGTGCAGATTTAATGAGCACCGAAGATTTGGAAATTTATCCTCAAGAACAAAAACTTGTTGATACAGGAGTAGCGGTCAAAATTCCAGAGGGCTACGCGGGGTTCGTATTTAACAGATCGAGTCAAGGAAAAAAGGGAATTACTATCCCTCACAGCGTAGGCGTTATTGATACGGATTATCGCGGCAATATCAAAGTGATTTTGAAAAATCTTGGAGACGAGGTCTATAAAATTACACGTGGTGATAGAATTGCCCAGCTAGTAATTATACCAGTTTTGCTAGTAGAGTTTGAAGATATTTGGAATGACACACAACGTGGTACTGGCGGATTTGGCAGTACTGGAAAATAATGGATCAGTTTAAATTTACATTAATAGCAGTAGTACTAAGTGTATTTTGTACGCTTGGTATGCTACTGTACATGAGTAATGAAACTAAAAAGGCCTACTACGCTTGTTTAAAAGTAATAGAAAAAGTGGCCGAAGAAGAAAATAAAAACAGCGGTACACGTATTGTGTCGTTACCGCAATGTAGTTTGAGATAAAGGAAATCATGGCAACATCAACAAGAGCACAAGTAATTACACGTCGTACATACAATAGACCAGTTTCAGACGACGGAAAACAATTTGAAACGTGGCAAGAAACAGTTGCCCGAGTTATTGACCATCAACAATGGCTTTGGGAGCGTGCAGTAGGTCGTGAATTAAATGACCTAGAGTTCGCAGAACTTTATGATCTTGAACAACTAATGCTAGATCGTAAAGTATCGATGAGTGGTCGTACATTGTGGTTGGGGGGCACTAATGTTGCCAAGACACGTGAAGCTAGTCAATTTAATTGTAGTTTTACCAATGTAGAAACAGTATATGATGTAGTAGACTGTTTATGGTTATTGCTACAAGGCTGTGGTGTAGGGTTTAAGCCAGTAGTAGGTACACTAAACGGATTCTCTAAGCCTATCAAGGAAATCAAAGTAATTCGTAGCGAGCGTACAGAAAAAGGCGGTAATGAACACAATACAGAAATCTGGGATGCTGAAACTAAAACTTGGACTATTCAAGTCGGAGACAGTGCAGAAGCTTGGGCAAAGTCTATTGGCAAGCTTCTTGCGGGTAAGTATCCTGCTAATACTCTGGTACTTGATTTTTCACAGTTACGACCTGCTGGTGAAAGGCTAAAAGGATACGGCTGGATTAGTAGTGGGGATAGTGCGATCAGTACAGCTTATGTTGCTATTGCCAATATTCTTAACGGACGAGCCGACAGCTTACTTACCCGTATGGATATTCTCGACATTGTTAACCACCTTGGGACAATCCTATCTAGTCGCCGCAGTGCAGAAATTGCACTTTTTGACTACGGACAGCCAGAGTGGGAAGAATTTGCAACAGCAAAGAAAGATTGGTGGCTATACAACAATAGTCATAGACAACAGTCGAATAACAGCTTGGTTTTCAAAGAAAAACCACTGCGTAAAGACTTAGAAAAGATTTTTCAGCTAATGTTGGAGGCAGGTGGTAGTGAACCAGGATTTATCAACGAGGTTGAGGCCTTACGCAGAGCCCCTTGGTTCAAGGGAGCAAATCCATGTGTCGAGATCTTGCTTGGAAACAAAAGTTTCTGTAACCTTACGGAAACAGATATTGCCAAGTTCAAAGGCAACACAGCTGGCTTACATGAAGCAATCAGACTGGCGGCTAGAGCAAATTACCGACAAACTTGTGTTAACTTACGAGACGGCATACTGCAAGAAAGCTGGCATCTCAACAATTACTTTATGCGTCTCTGTGGTGTCGGCCTTACCGGTATCGCTAAGCGTCCTGATATGACTGGATATGATTATGAATATCTCAAGCGTACAGCCACAAGTGCAGCAATCGGAATGGCAGATGAACTTGGACTACCAAGGCCTAAAAATATTACTTGCGTCAAACCTAGCGGAACACTATCTAAGATCATGGATACCACGGAAGGAGTCCACAAACCTCTTGGAAAGTACATTTTCAACAATGTTCAGTTCTCAAAATACGATCCAGTAGTAGATCTTCTACGCGAAGCTAACTATACAGTTGTAAATCATCCAACCGATGATAGCGGTGTATTAGTAACCTTCCCAGTTGAGTGGGCGGATGTACCTTTCCACAAAATTGACGGTAAAGAAGTTAACTTAGATAGTGCAGTAGATCAGTTGGAGAAGTATAAGTTGATTCAGACCAGCTGGACTCAGCAAAATACTTCGGTAACGATCAGCTATGATCCAAGCGAAGTTCCGGCAATTATTGACTGGTTGCTGGATAATTGGGACTGCTATGTTGGCGTAAGTTTTATTTACAGAACCGATCCAACAAAGACCGCTAAAGATTTAGGTTATCTATACTTACCGCAAGAAGTAGTTGATGAACAAACGTTCCGTAATTATGTACACAACCTAAAACCAGTTAACCTGGACTCTGCCAACAGTTTTGATGAAATTGTTGATGCTGACTGTGCAACTGGTGCTTGTCCTATTAAATAATTTTTAGCACAAAAACAAAAAGCCCTTAACCATTTCTGGTTAAGGGCTTTTTTTATTTATGGGGCAGTATCTGTATTATCGTCTTCGTCGTCAACTTCAGCATTAGGGTCTGCTTCTGGACTTAATTCACTAAATACCGCAACTAAAATATCACGATATGGTTGGTCAACTAAATGTAGGTCAAATAGGTAAACATCTAAGTGGTTATTTCTTAGTAACTGAGCATGATACATGAACTGACCATAAGCATCTAAGTTTTGATCAATATTTTCATTAGCATAATCTTCTAGCATTTGTGCTGCTGCTTCACGAAAATCATCTGAAATCTGTGCCTTAGTTACCAGTAATAATCTTAGTGCTTTACTTTCACGATTTCGCATTATTTGATCGCGTTTACGCTTACTCCATGAGTATCCGCCATCACCTCCCCAGAGATCCCAAGCAACTCGACCTTTGCTAGGAAAACCTTCTTGGCCACTATAAAATCCAGTAGCCTGTTTATCTGGCTCATGCCTGCTAAAGAAACTATACATACGAAGTACGGTTGACTCGCTTAAAGGCTCTCGATCTTTTAGTTGATTTGCTCTAGCTAAACCAACTAAAGTACCTCCGGGTTTACCTTCGTCTTTCCATTTTAAGGCTCTCTTAGCGGCGGTAGCCATACCGGTAGTTGGTTTATATGTTTTTGCCATAATTAATTTTTATATGCCATAATAATTTGTTTACACATTCTGCTACGAACAATATCTTCGTCTAGGAATCTTATTACCTCGATTCCAGGAATACCTTCCAGTCTGGTAATAGCATCCTTTAGACCGCTATCTTCAATGTCAGTTTGATCTGGGTCTCCGCTTAAAATTACCTTGCAATTTTTTCCAATTCTAGATAGTAGCATTTTAAATTCAGTTTTTGTCATATTCTGAACTTCATCTACTAAAATTATTGCATTATCAAAACTGGCTCCACGCATAAACCCTAGCGGTTTAGGCTCTATATCTTTGCTTTTTAAAGCATACTCATAGAAACCTTTTCCTAAGGTTCGCTGAAATACTTGATCAAATGGATCTAAGTATGGAGCATATTTTTCTTCTAATTCACCTGGTAAAAAGCCTAATCCTCTACCTGTTTCTACGTTTGGCCTTGTTAGAATAATTTTATTTATTCGTCTATGAAATAATTCTCCGGCGGCATAACTAGCAGCAACATAAGTTTTTCCTGTTCCTGCACTACCGACTCCAAATACTATTTCATTATGTCGAATAGCTTCTAAATATTCTCCTTGTATAAAATTTAAAGGTTTTACATCTTTAAATCCAAATTCTACTGGGTTAGGGTTACTATTTATAGATTTACGGGCTTTTTTGCCTGAAGAACTCGCCATTTATCACCTTAGAGGTAGTTAAAATAAAAACAAAAAGCAAAATTATTTTTTAGCTGGTACTTCCGTGCCTTCTAGCTTTTTGTGTACTTTTACATCTTTGCATACTTGCTTAGGTTTATTAGTTTTAGGATCTTTTTGCTCTACGCAAACCTTTTTAGTTTCAGCAGCAGCAAAAGTCGCTGTGCTAATAAACACTAGAGTAAGTGCTAGTAAAATACTTTTCATATTAAATCTCCGGTTGGTATGCTGGTGCTGGGGCCGGCTTACCGTTTATAAATCTTACTTCAGCCACTGCTGTACCATTAAATCCTTGGGTTGTGCTTAATGGCGGTGAAAATGTTGGCTCTTGTTTTACTGGAGGTGGTATATAGCTTGTTTTTGCTGCTGCCGAAGCATTTTCTTGTGCTTGCTTCATCATTGTTACGGTCGCATCAACTTCTTCCTTTGATCTTCCCGCTAACATTATACCGCTTAATGTACCAGTTAAAAATGTAGCAATAGGCACTATTAGTTCAAAGAATTTTTGATCTATAGGGCTTATTGCATTTAGTGGTTGAGTTACGAATATTAAAGAATATAATACAACAAACACAATACCAGTTAAAGTCAGGGCTAAACATATGCCAATAAAAAACTTCAGACGAGCCATTAACTGTTCGTCTGTATATAAAAATCTATTATCACTTTCCACAAGACACTCCTTGAGACTTAGTAGTATTGGTTTGTTTATCTAGTATTGCTTGTGCATCCGGCGGCGGTCCAAGTCTAGGATCTCGCTGACCCTTAAATACGTGCTCAGGACAGGTTCTAGTTACGTCACACTTTGGTTTCTGGCATATATCTTTATCCCAATTTGCAGGGTCCTGGCAGGGATATCTAAATCTATCTCCAGCAAAAAATGCCATAATTACTGGGAGTAGGATTAGTAAAGCTAACCATTTAAATAACTTTAAGTCGTGCATATACTATCCTTATCTGTTGGCTAGTGGATTATCCATAGCCTTTTGTATTTTTATATCTATCTCACGCTGTACGGCTTTTAAGTTTTGATCTAACTCTTTTGTATTTCTACGTAATTCTTGCTGTACTTCTCTTACGCTAACTTCTGTTTCTCTCTGAGATTGTTTTACGCTAAGATCAATATCTCTTTGACTTTGTTTTACGCTAAGATCAATATCTCTTTGACTTTGTTTTACATTTCGTTCGACGCCCTCAACTATAGTTTCAAGTCTACGAATATCTGATTTTAAGTCATTTTTAATATCTTGTGTATATTGTACAGTTTTTTCAGAGTTTTGCTGCGTTAGTTCCATCTTTTTATTTAGCTCTGATAGATCTGGTGCAACATATTCTGCTATTCTTTTCTTCATACCAATATAGTCTTTGTATACCTCGAAAGCACCATAAAGACCGCCTAATATAGAAGAAACTAATGTAGCTGCTACCATGAGTTTGGCCGGAGTAAATTCATAGCCACCAATGCTAATAATAGTATCTTTGCTAGCATATTTTTTAGCGGCGGCATCTAATTTATCTATCTGCTTATTTACGTCTTTTAATTCATCAGACATATTACTCCCTTGGTCTGGTTGTACTGTTCTCAAACCTCATATTTTTTAAGTTCTGTAGCTCTCGTTCTAGCTTTTCTAATTCAATTTGGCGCTTACGCAACTCTAATTGATATAAGTGGCTACAATCTAGTCTTGTTTTTGGAGCACCTATTGGTATAGTTATTCTACCATATACTCCAACATCTTTTGTCTGATTATATGGGTCTGTAGTAACAATATTGTTAGGTCTACTTAGTATTCCAATAACTCCAAATTCAACATTTGTACCTGAACCTATAGCCATAGAGCAGTCCATGCCGTCAGCTCTAAAACTATCTGACTGGTAACTACCTATTGTTGGAGGTAAGGCGAGATTAAGTGATCCCGTAGTAGCATACACAGGCATATATAAAGACATTAGTATAATGCCCAAGTATATTAATCTAATCATCACTTTACTTTAGAACAAATTTTAGAGGATATTACTGTAGCTGTAGCATCTTCTTTACGAATTCTTGACTCAGTACAGATATATGTAACTTTTTTAAGGTCTTCCGCTTTTATGTATATATTAATCTTCTTTGTTTGAAGATGCTTAATATATATCAATTTACTTTCAGTTGCGAAAGTAACTGTATTCCAATTACTATCAAAAACGTCGACTTCATAGTATTCGGCGTCACTACGTTTATTGAATAGTTCCATTCTAGTTTGTAGAATGCCCTCTATAAAGGAAGGAGTAAATTTAGGATATGTAGGTACAAATTGGTGAGCCATAGCAGGCCCACCAAATATAAATAATACAAATACTATTACAGTATTTAAGATTCGCATATATTACAGGGCTATACACTCAGCTAAAACGACAGCTCTATATTCGCCGGCCGGGAATGACTTATTATAACCATACTGTGCTTTAGAAGTAGCAGAAAACCAAACAGTGCCTGGAATACTTAAATCAAACTCAGTAGTATTATTATACACTCGTTTGTTGGCAGTATATGCAGACATACCCGCATCAGTAACTTTACTTACTGCTACACTTCCTGTCCAAATAACACTGTCACTAAGACTAGGGCTGGAAGTAAAGTTATTTGGTACCGTAATTGTTGCTTTGTAGTATCCGGCTTCAATTACGTCATAGCGTACTACTGGAGGTACTCCACCATCAGCTGTTAGGGTACTCAGTACTCCTGGGGTCGGGTTTCCGTATACACCAGGAGTATCGGTATTAATTACACATTTAGAAGTTACTACACCACGTATAGGCACTTCTGCCGACATAGCAGTTATTGAAAAGGCTATTGCTAAAGCCATTAAAGTAGACTTAATCATTTGTCAACCTCTCTGAATTTATACTGCATATCAGTTAAACTATTGTGTAGAACTTGTTGGCTCATATTAAGCCTTCTACCTCTAGGATTATCTTTCAATGCTTTTTCTGGGAATTTTAAAGCATCGGGATATACTCCGCCAAAAAGTTCTTTAGTAGTATACTGATCAATATTTTGTATGTTATTTAAGGATTCAAATGCAGCAGCATTTGCAGCAGCCTCAGCTGTTAGTAGTACATTTTGTATATTTTTATTTACTACTGTAGGTTTTTTAGGAGGAGTGACTCCAGGCTTTAAAAGCTCCCTTAATCTTTCCTCTTCTTCAATATCACCAACAACGTATTTTGTTCCAAGAACCTGTTTTACATAATCATCTTCTGTTGGATCTGATACAGTGGTTTGGGGTAAATTAGGCTTATATCCGGGACATTTTGGATCTATAACTGGTATATTACTGCAAGTATCGTAAATAAAACCATACCTTACTACTGGATTTACTACTAAACCTTTGCCCTCTGTAGCTATTTCGCCCCGCCCCCAATACTTTATAGAAATACCATCTACAGGAATAGTTTTAGTTATAGTATTTCCTGATAATCCTGACCAATTGTCTGTACTCTTAAAAATAAAGCCGTTTCCTGTAGCATTATAGTTTCGAACATTTACTACGAATGGATCTGCTCTTTCCTTAACAGCTGTATATGAGTAATTTACAGAATTTACACTTAGTCCAGTAAATTGTGGTAGTATATTGGTCATAGTCCAGCTAAGTCCTGTGACAGAAGCATTATCTGTCTGACCAATTATAATTTCAGAGTAAGAGTAGGAGCAACAAAGTAAGCAACCCAACGCCACCAAATATTGTTTTAGTTTCATTGCTTAAACCCTCTTGTTTTTTCTCTTTATCAGGTTGTAGTGCTTCGTTAGCTTTCCAGCTAGCTTTTGCTTCATTACCAATACTTCCATCATATGGGCAAGGCGTTCCGGCCATCATCATGGCATCAAATACTCTGCGATCTTGGCAGAG